AAAAAATGGTTTGCCTTGTCTTGTGCTATTAATATCATAATCCAGAGAATCCGTGAGCTGGGTTTTTAGGAAATATCTCAAAAGAACCAAAATCCACTTCTTCATCACTCATCACATCATAAGCATACCCATCGTAATAAATAGGCTCTGTAAGTATATCTCCATTCTCGTCATAAGTTCCTTGTATATTTACCACTTTGCCAATTTCTACTATTGCGTGTATTCCTTGACCGTAAGTCAAACCCTCATCTGTTTGTACATAAACTCCCTTTGCTAATAAATCAGCTATTGCAGTTTCTTTGTCTGTGTAATTTAATTTATATATTTTCATTTTATAAAGTTGTTAAAGCTATACATTCTGTATCAGTTAAAGGTGTTGGAAATAACATCATTGATTTTATGTATTTTGGAACACCACCAACTCCGTCAGTATTTAAAAATTCCATATTTGTAGCTGTAAAGGAAGTTCCATTTACAACTTTAACACCGTTTACAAAAACATCAGCAGTAGAACCATTCCAATCAATTGCTATTTTTACAGTGTTTGTTAAAGTGGTGTATAAACCAGTTAATGTACCAGATACAGCTTTATTAATACTTAATCTTGAAGTTCCTCCATTATGCCTAATATTAAATGAATTTCCAATAGTGCTTACTGTATTATTGTCTCCTATCCAAATACCATTACCCGAAGCATCTCTTGTTAATAAAATATTATTATTCAATTCAATAAACCACGTACCTCCTGCACTTGTAATTAAATTATTTGTATAAATATTATTTCTTGTTATTACATCAGTGTTTCTTGTTACAATTGCAGTAGTTGTAAATATATAAGATGTGGAATATGTGCCTAATTCTAATTGTGCTCCCCAAATAGCAACTACATCTCCAGAAGTTTGCAATGCTACACCAACTCTTCCAGTTGTTGAAGTAGCTGTAGTGGTTAAAGAATATCTTACCCAATCATTTGTAATAGTAATAGGTATATTTGCATTTTCAATTGAACGAATATAAACTTGTCCTGTACCCGAAATTCTTTTTATCCATATAGAAACAGTATAAGCGCTTCCAGACAAAACTGTGGATGTGGTTTGAACTTGCGCAAGACTAGCTCCAGCTGTTAACCTATCTGCATCCATTGTGCCATCAGGAGAAATGTCTGTATTTGCAGTAACAGTTGCCGAGTTGGTTTTAATCCAAGAAGCATCTGCAAACATTTCACTATAAGGAACTAAATTAGTCCTTTGACTCTCTACTAAAATACTTGGACATCCTCCTGCAACATCATAATTCAATCTTGGAACGTTTGAAGCTACACTTTCAATAATTCCTGCGCTATTTACCCTTGTTGCAGTTGTTGCTCTTACAACCGTCATATCGCCATTACCGTTTGATGGAATAATAGAATATAATTTTGATGTTTTTACAGCGTTAGGCGTTAAAACTAAACTCGCTTGTGTTAATAAACTCATTATATATTATTTAAGTTTGTTAATGTAGTATTTAAACAACTTTCAGCTTCAAATGTACCTGAATCAGTTGCTACTCTTGCTTTAAAATTAAAAATTAAACTTGGCACTGGTGAACCTACTATATCCGTTTCGTTATAGTAACTATTGAAATAAACCGACCCCCATCCAATTATATTATTAATTGCACCTTGACCCCAACCTATAACATTATTTACAGCACCTTGCCCCCAACCTATATTATTTGCCATATTAATAAACTTTTGTTAATGTGAAATTTTGTGATCGTATAGTATTAGCTTCGTTTGAAGTTACCCATTGAGCAGTAATATTTAAAGTGTTTGAAATTGTAGTGCTAAATAATGTACTATCAATTAATCCAAAATTTATTCCCTCAATAGCGTTAGATGAATTTCTATTGTATGTAAAAACTCCATTTGCGAACAACTCTCCAACACCCGCAGCACCTAATTTAGTAACTGTAAAATCCAATACCAAATCAAAATATTTGCTTGTCGTAGTTGATAATGTGTGTTGCAAAGCGTCTATTATTATAACACCATTTGAACGAACTCTAATGTGTAATATTTGATTATTACCGCAAGATAATTGACCGCACATTTTGGCAGTAAATGAATCACCAACTTTAAAATAATTAGCTGGAATAATTAAAGAACCAACTCCAGAGCCTATTAAAGAAGCTTCACCACTTGATGAAGTTACATTACCGCCTAATGCAGTTTGAGCGTATAAACCTCTTGAAACTTCTAAAAAATTATCATTTACTTTGTCAAAAGCATTTCTAATAGTGTCGCCAGTTCCATCATTTGCAACGCTACCTATATTAATTGTTTGTATCATTTTTTTTATCTAATTTATTTAAAAAGATTTGTAATTTTTTAATATTCTCTTCTTTCGGTTTATATGTTTCTTTTACAGTACCCATCCTACAAAGTTTGCATCATTATCAGGATATACATCAGCGTTTGAATTTGTGTTGTATTCCGGAAATAATGATTGGTTAAAACTCATATAGTCAATAAATCTATTTGTATAACTTTGAGCAACATCACGCTCTTTTTCAATTAAAAAATCAATTTCATTCTTTTCAACTGTTGTGCTATTTTCAGAATTATGTTTGAATACTCCTTTATTTGATATTTTATAAGCCGAATAAGGCAAAAATTCTACCATCGCCCAATGTATTACCATAGGCTTTATATATTTGCTTAAAAGCGTTGTATAAGGACTTGTTAAAGTTCCAGCCACTATATCGTCGTTAATCTTGTTATATAGCTTTGTACCTAAATAGTTTTGTATGTGTAATTGTTGTGCTTGGTATATATACTGAGTATATAAGTCAGGGTCTAAATTACCGTTTAAATTAGTAAATTTAACGATGTCGTTTGTTGAAATGAATAATGCTTCTGCCATTTTTATAATTATTATCTCATATCGTGAGGTGCTTGATAAACTCTATTATCATTTGTTGGAGCTATTTCTCCGTTTTTTCTAACTTCAGCTGGTGTGGATGGTTGCGCCGCTGTATTTTTTCCACTACCTATTTTTCTGTACATTTCACGAACCCAAAAATGCTTACAAGTTCCATTTGGAAAAGTTTCACTTAATAAACCTCCACCTTTCCATAGCCAAATAGAATAAGTATCTGCTCCATCTAAACCAAAACCTTTATTGACTGGAATCTCTCCCATTGCAATAATATCTTCTTTTCTATATAATTTTTTAGCATTAATCATTTTTTTACAAAATTCTCTTTCTGGTGTTGGATTGCCACTATATCTATATCTTGTAATATATTTTTCAGTATCTTGTTCCGATGGGCTTTTTGTTCTTGCAGTTCCAGTAGATGCAAAATTGTAAATTTTAGATAAAATAGATTTTTTAGGATTATTCAACGCTTCTAATTCATCGTCTAATTCAGCTTCAGTATCGTAATCTACTTTTCTACTATCTATCAATTCCCACTGGTTTAAATCAATTTCTTCTCCAAATTCATCTAAATTAATTTCGTCTAAATGCGAACTCATTTTCACACCCGTTTCCTCTTCTTTTGTTTCAGCGTTCATTCCCGTAGTATCAACAAATTCTAAAGGCTGTATCGTCTTAAAATAAAGTTTTAATGATATACTATTAATGGCTAAAATTTCGTCTAATGCGTTGGTTATTTCGAGTTGATAAGGTTTTATAACTATATTGTCAAACAATAGCGTAGCAGTCTTAATCTCATCAGCATTATTGCCTAAACCGCCACCACTTTCACGTATTCCTAAAAGCATAGGACTTGTTACTCTATGCCCTACAATTAATTTTTCAAAACATTCTTTTGATAAATATTCGTAATGAGCAGGAGCATCATTCAAAGGTAAATCTTCAACCGTTGTTTTACTTTCAGCGTTAGCATTAAAAGCAATAATCACTTTTTCGCCCCTTGCTCCTGTTAATTTTGAAAGAGTATCACGTTTTATTTTTTCCCGCATTTCAGCAGTTGGAACACCGTTGTTGAAGTTTATTACTTTTGTACCGCTAAAACCATTTTGACAATCATTAATTTGATAGTCAGCAATATTCTCTTCCAATAAAGCATAAGGTAATGAACCAGAATAATCAATTGGTGAATAATAATCAAATCCACTTACATACGGTTTTATAATATAAATTTCTACTTCATTACCATTTCCAAATCCAAACGCTGGAATAGGTTTAGGGCTTTCAGATGGTTTTTTTTCTTTCCAATTATGGTGATAATACCAGGTTTCAATTTGTCCTTTATCATTGCATTTCCCGGCTCTTAAAGTTTGCATAGGAAAATGTAGAACTTGTTTTACTTGTTTCTTTTCCATTACGATTTGCATCGCTGCCATTCCTAAAAGTTTGCGTTCTAATGCTACTTTTTTAATATCTGAATCTTTAACAATAGACTTAAATTGTGCAAATTCGTTTGGTTTACGATTAGAATCCAAAGCGTCTAATCCTTTGCCATAAATCATATTAGAAACACCTGTAATAATAGCTCCGTTTGTTGCAGAATATAAATACCTATCAATCAAATATTGAAAGTAGTTATTATCACTTCCGTACTCTATATATTCGTTTCTTTTATTCTCTTGTATTACAGGACTTGTATAAGCCGATAAATTAACTATTGATATATCACTCATAAATTTTAAATTCGTTTGTTGTAGCGTTTGCTACATATTGATTTTTATTAACAGTATAATCGTCTTTATTCTGATTGGTGCAAAATATTTTATCTTTATAAACTACAAAATCCTGACCGTTAAATTCTGTCATATCAGTAGTCAAAATATCACTATCAACTGTAATAATATTATTATCAGCCGTAAAATTAGATTTTAAAACCGTTAAATTATAAAATGTATTTTCTTTTAAATCTAAATCAAAATCTAAATCACATTTTAAATAATAACCGTCAGTTGTAAATGGGGGATTATATGTTATTGAAACATTTGTAGTTTCATTTCTTAAAACAAGAATATCAGCCGAGTAAATCCTCGGAATAAATTTTATGGTTTGCACCCCACCTTGCTCTTTTAAAATTATCATAATATTTTTTTATAATAATAATTTAAAAGTAAAATTGTTTTAAATTTTATATATTTGTAAAAAAAAATGAAAAAATATTTATTATTTAATTATAGCAATTATTACCCGGGAGGAGGGTTTAATGATTTTGAGGATTCATTTGATACTATTCAAGAAGCGTTTGATTTTTGGGAATATAAAAAACAATACTGCCTATATCAAATAATTGATAAAGATACTTTTGAAATTGTTAAAACAAATGATTAAAAACAAAAAAGGCGCACTATTAAAGTACACCTTTTTAAAAATAACAAACAAAAAATTAACCAGGAATAATAGTTAAAATAGCACTAACATTTTCAATAAAGTTAGCGGGTTTTAATTCCATTCCTTGAAATTCTAAAGAGTAACCAGATAAGTCACCCATTGCAGCACCCGTAGTAATGTTTGAAGTTACTAAATCCATTCCTTTTGTCAATCCAGCCATAAAATAATTATTATTTCTATCTTGAACTACTATAATAGGGCGACCATAAGCTAATAAACGCAACTGTTTATGGTCTTGTATAGTTAACTTTTTTAAATTTAAAGTCAATTTTTGTTCCACAAATGTACTTCCATTTTCCCTTGAACTTGTAACAGTTTGCTCAAATGTAGAAGTACCTTTCAATTCATATTTATAAGCATCCACATACTCTTCACCTAAAATAGATTCTATCATATCCGATTGATTACCCGTTCCATAAGTAATAGGCTCTAAACTTTGATAGTTTATAAAATAAACGGCAGCCAAGCCGCCCAGACTGTCCTTGCATTGTTCGATTCTTCCGAGGCTAATATCGCACGCCATAGTTATATTTTTTTAAGATTAATTAAGAACCTGCAACGATAGAAGCTAATACAGCAGTTGTTAATGTACCCGCAGTAGGAACAATAAAATTCGCTGGTTTAGGCTCCATACCTTGAAATTCTAAGTTATAAGATGAAGCGTCACCCATTGCAGCACCCGTAGTGATTGCAGCAGTTGTTAAATCCATTCCCAACGTTAAACCTGCCATAAACCAGTTGCCATTATTGTCCTCGATAATTATTTGAGGACGACCATAAGCTAAAAGTTTAATTTGTTTGTGATCAGCAATAGACAATTTTTTTAAATTTAAAGTCAATTTTTGTTCAACAAAAGTAGTTCCGTTATCTCTTGAACTTGTCAAAGTTTGTTCAAAAGATGAAGTACCCTTCAATTCATATTTGTAACCTACTGCAGCTCCCGCAAGCGCAATAATTACATCTTCACTTCCAGCAGTTGATGAATAAGTTACTGCTCCAGCATCACCCCAATTAATGAAGTAAACTGCTTTCAAACCGCCAACTGAATCCTTGCATTGTTCGATTCTTCCGAGGCTAATATCGCACGACATAGTTATATATTTTTAAGATTAGTATTACAAAAAAGGGCAGGTGCTATTACCTACCCTTTAAATTTAGTATTCTGCTATAATTATGCAGTTGGAGTGTAAAGTACGATTTCAGAACCTACACCGTATTGAACCGCTGCAGTAAAACGCATTACAACTCTAACATTTTCAGAACCGTCGATATCAGCCATATCTATAACTTTAACTTCGTTACCATCAGCCAATAAACCTGTACCAAAAAATAAGTTTGATTTTTGAGCAGCCATCATCCAGTCGTTAGTCATTCCGTTACAAACAAAGATTTTAACACCATCAAAAGATAATGAACCGTTGTTGAACCATTGTGTACCTTGTGCGTTTGTACCGTTAGCACCTAAACCACTTGCTCCAAATCCACCCAAAGCACGTACATAATCACGGGCTACAGATTGTGAAACATAAAGATACAAATCTTCTTTACCGTAAAGAGCAGCAGGGATAGCATCAACAAGTTTTCCAAGTTCTCCAATAACATTCGCAGCAGTAACACCACCAGAAACACCAGCTACATCAATAACAGTTGCATCAGCAGTGGCAAGGACTTGGAAACCGTCAAATTCTCCAGCAGTAGCATTTACACCTCTCCAAATGTTTTGCTCTGTTTTTTCAGCTACCTTAGCAACAACGTGAGACAAAAGGAAATCAGCAAAAGCTGGGGGTAAATTGTCAAATCCTGAATATCCCATTTGTACAGCTTCCCAATCAGACTTAAAGTCTTTTTTACAAAGTTGTAGGTTAACTTGGAATTCCTCAGGTGTAATAATTCTTTCAGTTAATGTAACTGTAGAAGTAGCATCAAAATCACAAGTTGCATTTTTAACAATTGAGTCAGTTGCAATTCTTTTTATTACTTCTTTAAATTTAATATTTGGTTTAACTTCGATACCACCATTGGCGATAGTTGAACCTGATAATAACGCAGCAGAAATATATTTTCCTGCAAATTCTCCAGCATAAGTAGTAGTAATACTTGTTGTAGTTGCCATAGTTTAGTTTTTTTTTTAGTTAAAAAGTTTTGCCATAACAATATCTTGAGTTGTTAATTGGCGATTAGGTGAAAATTTATTTAATTTGATTTGTGGCTTAATTTCTGGCGAGTGTGTTAATGGTTCAACAACAACATCAGATTTTAATTCTTGTTTTGCTAATTTCAATTCAGCAATTTCTGTTCTTAGTTTTTCAATTTCAGCAAAGAACATTTCTTTTGAAACTGATTCAACAATTCTTTTAGGAGTAGCAACCGCTTCAGCTTGTGCCTCAACTTCTACTTCCACTTCTGGCGATTCTTCTTCTACTGCAACCTCTTTGATTTCAGCGATAATACCTTCTTCAACAACATAAAGCAAACGCCCATCTTCTAATTCGTAAGGCTCGTTTTCTTTATTGACTGGCAAAGGAATTTTATCCTCGCCATTAACTATAAAGATGGCTTGTTCTGGTTCAAAAGCTTCTGCTTCAATTACCGTAACACCGTCTTTAAGTTTCATTTGAGCGAGTTTTACTTCCATACTCAAAAGAGATTTAATTTGATTGATTACATTCATATTTTTTAGTATTTTTTATATAAATTAATATTATTTATTTTTGTTATAAATTACCCGTTTTGCCTTACCATTGTTCGCACTCCATCTACTACCGTAACAGTAGATGTACCTTGCAATACAGTTGATCCAATTCCTTGCTCTTGCAACTCTCCGTTACAACATTTTTGCGAGTATTTACCATCTTTACATAAACACCCTCTTTTCCCGCCATTAGGCGAACTTGTTTTATTTGCCATTTTTTATAATTATTGATTTGATTTTTTCTATTAATTCATTTTCTAAACTCATTTCTAATTTGTCAGCAAAATAACCCTCTATTGAAAATCCTTTGACTTTGCCGGTCTTTACAAAATCATTCCAAATAGTATCGTTATTTACTTTCATTGTTACCATCCAAGTTCCAACGGGTGCATTCAATCCGTACTTTTTTGACTTGTCCATTTCAGTATCTTCGACGATCCAACTCTCAACTACTGATAAATCTTTAAGTTTTTTATCGTGTTCTAACGTGGCGTTGTTTTGATTGCTATTCATTAAAAACAATTCACTTGCTTTTCGCACCGTATCATCTGAAAAGAAAATATAATATTCATCATTTCCGTTTCGACGATAAATATTTTTATTAGGTATCAATGCCGCACCCATTAAAATACGCTTTTCGTCGTCTACTTTTGCGAGTTCTAAATGTTGATTTAAGGCAATAAAATTAGATTCTATCGCAGGAAATTCTACAATCGAAACTGCATCAACTCCAGATAAATCTTCTTTTTCGTCTATAATTAGTTCTACTGTTCTCATATTACTATAATTAATTTAATTAAGATTTGTTATAATTATCCCAAAGTGGCACTTGAAATTATATTCCTATTTAAACTTTGAGCAGTACTTATATCTCCAGCCACAACATAAGTTTTAATAGGTTGTTGTTCTTTTTGTCCTATTGTTTGCGCTAATTGATTTGTCGCACTTGCACCAACTACATTAAATGATGGGGGAGCTGAAGCAACACCACCACCGCCACCACCAATACCTGAACTACTTGGAGCAGTACCACCGCCTAAAGCACTCAATCCTTTTGCCGTCGCAGCAATAACAGAACCTATACTAACAGCCATTTTTGCATATAAAACAGCAGAAGTGCTTAATCCAAATATACCTTTTGTAGCCACTTCTTTTGCAGAACCTACATTTGTGTTATTTATAATTTCAGCAATAGACAATGCTCCATTTGCAATCAAAGCAGCCTTTTGTAATTTTTTATTTTTTTCTCCCAAACCAGCTAAAATACTGACTAATCCTTGAGCAGATTGTATAGCAATTGAATTTATGTTTTTTCTTGCATCTTCAGCGGATTTTTTATCAGCAGTTATTTTATCTTCTTTTGCTTTTGCATCAGCTATTTCTTTATCACTATCTGTTTTTCGAGCAACGCCCATTCTTGCTTTATGCTCGACGTCTAACTTTTCAATTAAAGTTTGTCTTTCGAGTTCGGTTTGTGCTAATTTTTCAATATCTGAAACTTGTCTTTGATAATCTAATTCCTCTTTTTTAACAGCGGTATCTGCTAAACGATTTAATTTTTCATCATCATAACGTTTGTTTAAATCTGCAATTTTTTGATTATGCGCTTCCTCTTGTGCTATTTCTTGATTGTGTAAATCAATTAAAAATTTTTCTCTATCTGCTTTTGATAATTTTTCATCATTTAAAACAATATTTCTTTTTTCGTCAATAGATATTTTTGTATTTTTTAATTGCTCATCTACTAATAATTTTTCATTTTCAAAAGATTGCTTAGCTTTATCTTGTCTATCTTTTAAGGCTGTTTTTTCTGCTTCTTGTTGTGATTTTAATGCTTCATTTTTAGCGTCTGCCGCTTCTTTTGCATCCGATGTTTCTTGCCTTAAAAGCATTTTTCTTTGCTTATTAAGTTTTATTCCAGTCATTGCGTTTTCAGTTTCCGCTTCGTTCAATGCAATAGTAGCTTCACGAATTTCGCCTTTCATTTTTTTTGCGGCTTCACCTTTCATTTGTGCAGCCGCTTCTTTTGCTAAGCTTAAATCTTTTGCAGCAATTCTAACTTTTTCTGCACTTGAAGCTTTTTCAGCCTTTGTAACTTCTTCTAATGCTTTTTTCTTTTCATTAATACTTGCAGTTTCGTCTGTTAAAATTTCACGTGATTGTACTAATAATTTATTTGTTTCAGATTGCACAACTGCTTGAAGCTTTCTTGCTTTTTCATTTGCTTGTTTTTGTTTTTCAATGTTTTTAATTATTTTAAAAGTAGTTCCATCTGAAGCATCGCCAAGTTGTTCAAAACTTGTAGACGCTTCTTTATTTGCTTTTTTAATATCCTCTGCTGCTCCTTTAAAATCCAAAGTAATGAATTTATAAGCCGCTGTACTAACGTTTATTAATGCCCTTGCTAATCCAAAAATAGCATCTTTTACCTGTTCTCCAACTGCAGAAATTGCAGCAAAAACAGTTTTTATCTCTTTTCCACCAGCTACTGAACTTTGAAACGCCTCGTAAAGAAATTTAGCAGTAACAACAATTCCAGCTAATATAGCTCCGACTGGATTTGCTGCCATTTCCCACATTTTTAAAATCAAACCGTTAGCACTTTTTATAGCTGCTCCAAAAGCTGGGTTTAATTTCCCTACTGCATCGCCTACCGTATTTATTACACCCTCGGCTTTTGACATTTTAGAAACATTTTCCGTCGTTTCTACAGCCTGTGTGCTAACATCTTTTAAGCCTTTTTTAAGCTTAGAAGCCCCCGAAGTTGCTCCGTCAAAATTTGATTTTATTTGTACTTCAATAACTTTTACTTCAGCCATTTTAATTGTCTTTTTAATTGTTTAAATCCTTCTTTAAAAGTTGTAACCCTTTTATGTTTTCCCTTTGCTATTTCAATTAATTCACTTTGTCCGTAAAATTCATCTAATGCTAATAAATCTAAAATGTGTTTTATCATAATACTCTATTGTCTGTTAATAATTCAAATTGTACCTCGCCAGTTGTTAAATCAATAACCATATTATTAATCAAATATCTTTTATCCCTTATTATAAGCCTATCGTTTAGTTTTAGCGTAGTTAATAATGATGTAGGTAGTATTCCACTAACTTTAATTAATCGTGCCTTAGAATCAAATATATTGGTTAAGTAATTTTGATAATATGTTTGATATAAACTATTAGTTATTAATTCGTTTGTTAATGTTGATTGCTGTTCGTTAAAATTTAAACTAAATGTATCTGTACCATTAAAATATTCTTGACCAAATGCCTTATATCTATCGTAACTTGTACCTGGTCCACTTGTTGCAGTAGAAAAATAATAATTTGTACTTGCCAAAGTTGTTAATCCCGTTGGATTGTAATCGTATAAAATTATAGGCTTAGGAGTGTATTTTTGTAAATCACTTTTTAAAGCATAACCGACTTGTAATTTGTCTTTTAAATTGCTAAAATTCAAATCTTCAAAAGGTAGTTTAATGTTATATTCATCGCCATCATTTCCAGTATCGTAAAGTAAAGAACCATACTCTACATTGTTTGCACTTTTAAAACCAACATTTACTATTGAATCACTTTTTTCATATTCAAAGTTTATTTTCTTATAAGTTTTAACCCTGTTTAAATTAAAATTATCAGTTTTAATATACTTAGTTATATATCTAATTATTCCATTTTCGTAATAACTTTCTATTGGTTCTAATGTGTAATTAATTCCGTCGGTTGAATAACAAGTCAAATTAAACATTTTTAAAACACCGCTAAAAAAATCCTCTATTTTAATTTCTGGCATATATGATTTAATAGCAATAGTTGAAGTAGTTGTTATTGATGTTGTTTGATTAATAGTTGAAGTATCTGTTATTAATGAACCGCTTGGATTTCTATATTGTGTATATAAAGTTCCTGTACTTGTAAATGTTAAAGGCGAATCTGAACTAAAATAAAATTCATAATTCGAGTTATCGGTAGCTGTACCATATTTAGTAAATAATAATAAATTTTGTGTTCCAATAGTTGATACTGAATCTACTTTAGATATTTCAACTCCATCTTTATAACAGTAAATTGAATAATTAATTCCAGCAACTGTATTAGTAATATTTAAAGTTATTCTTCTTGATACGGCATCATTGGCTGGATTTATATAAGTAAAATTTAATATGTCAGTTGTTAAATTAAAATTTATTCCTTCAGTAGTTCCGCCAGTTTGTGTTTGATAATCTATTTTTTTTAATTGACCATTTATTTTAAATGTTTCTGCATTTTTTAAATATAAATAAGCGTTTTCAAATTTTTCATCAGTTAAAAAAGAACCGTTAAAATTTATATTCCATTTGCTATCCCTTTCGATCATATCTAAAACAGATTGTAATCTTAAGGCTGGGAATAATTCATTGTAATATATAGGACTTGCAATTAAACTAATATCATCAGCTCCGCCCTTAGCGTAATTCCAATATCTACTTGAACTAATCAAAGGAAACATCACATCGCCACTTGTTGTAGTAGTAGTTACTTTATCTTTTACAATTGTTGCACTATAATTAAAATCATAATAAGTAGTGTCTAAATCTTTTAAAAACAACCCTGCAAACTTATCTTTTAAACTTCCTAACGCCCCAATAAATGTAATACTATAATCTTGTGGTTTACCATCTTTAATATTACAACTTTCTAACTGTATTTTACCACTTCTAAATGGTATCGTGTCTAATTCAATATAAGCATCAGCCTTAATCAATGTAGTAAAAGAGTTTTCTAAACTTAAACTATTCTCATACCAATGTTTGAATATTTTATTATTTTGTTTTGAAGCTGGAATAGTAAATGTTTGACTATAATCTGTAAAAGTTTTCGAAATATCATTAACATTTTGAATAGAACTATTTATCGATATTTTTTCATCGTTAAATAATTCTATTCTATTATATTCCGAACTAACTGTATCTTTAATATATAAACCAACTGTAATCATATAACATCATTTATAAGGTTGTATGCGTATTCAAACTCCATTTCGTAGTTTATTAATCTATCTTTTAAATTTGTCTTTAAATCGCTTCCCTGTGTTTTAACGATTACTGGTTCACTATCTAATAAAACAGTTTCAGATAATAATAAATCGGTTATTAATTCCGAATAGTTTTCATCTACAAAACCCGTATTTAATTTTATAGTTTGCGTTCCGTTAATATTAAAAGTTTTTGATTGTCCTAACGATGCGTTGTAATTTACGGAAGAGGGCATTAATTTATAGTCAGTACCTTTTACTGCTATTGTGTTTATTTGTTGTTTGAAAAACGTTAAAAATTCCCAACCCCCGTATCTATTTATAAAAGTGCAAACTACTGGAGTGTATTTACATTCTTCTATTCTTAAACTTGCCTTTTCAAATACATTTGTATTATATTTTAATATTAAATTCTGATAATCGTCAGTTGATAATGTAGAACGTAATGGAACTTTAAATAAAAATGATTCACTACCTGCACCGTTAGTTATTAAAGTTATTTGTTCTATTAATAGATTTTCTTTAGTGTAATAATTAGCAGTAAAATCATAAGTTGCTATTCTTTGCGCTAATATATTTATATAAGGTATTCCAGTATATTTAGTAATTATATTTCCATTACTTAAAGCTAACGCATTTTCATCAATAGAACCTTGTTTACCGTTATTATAAAGCGTAAACCCATCTACACAAACGTATTCCGTAGTGTCTAATAATGTATAAGTAACTCCAACTAATTTATATCTTTTGACTTTGCAATAAACCCAATTTTGATTATATTCGACTTCTGGAAGTGTAACCGTATACTGGTTTGTATTTAATATATATTCTCTAATGTAATTTGATATATTGTAAATATTATCAATTTGCGTTGCACTTGGTATTGATTTAGAAAGCGTATAAGTTGGAGTGGCTGGCTCCGTTGTTCCTTTATTCCAAATAAATAATTCTATTTTACTTCCATCTTGCCCAGCTTCAGCAACCGTAACAATAAAAGGACTTCTTACTTTAATTATATTCATTTTATATCTTTTAAATTATAATCTACCATTGTTTCAACATCTTGTCCAAATGCTTTTAATAAATCTACATCAATATATTTTTTATATCCCGCTTCAAAAGGTTTTGTAAAAAATAAACTTGGCTTAATTCCTTTGTGAAATATTGACCTTGTAATTAAATAAGCTGTCGAATCGTAACTCATAAACCGCCCGGACTTTCTATCCCTAAACTGAAATCCTTTTTGCCTTACCCATTTTTTAATTCCTTGTGTTAATCCACCTTTTTTGCCAGTACCTGATCCAAATTGAAAAGGACTGTTCGGAGCTTTTAAACTTGAAGTCTTACCTTTAACACCTTTGTCAACAAACATTCCGTAATCGTCCATCGAAAAGCCTACAATAGAAAAGCCTTTATCTGTTACTACTTCGCCTTTAATACTATTATATAAACCCTTAGTATTGTTATGCCTTGATTTAGTTAGATTGCTCCTTGATTGTTGTATAACGTAATCCCTAAACTTTTTAATAGTCTTTTCTACTTCTAACATATAGTCATTTCGTTTGCTATTACCATATCAAATGTAACCGTAACACCTGCCAATTTGTTTTCAAATCTTTCTGTAAAAAATTCAACCGATGGAGTACCTGACAATTCATAATCGCCACTCATTTCACCACGTCTTAATACTTCTAAAAATCTATTGACTACAATTAATTGAGTATTCAATACATCTTGTTCATTATCATTACCTAAAAAGATATCCGTTGTTTGGTCTTTGCTTTCATCCACTATATCCATACATAATATTGAAACATTATAGGTCCAAGTAGGACCATTATAAGTAGCTGCATTTACAATAATATGGCTTAATGGGAATATAGTTTGTTTATTTAAATCAACTTTAAATATATCGCCAATAGTAACTGTATTTACAAATAAATCTTCCTTTAATTGGTTCTTAATTGCTTGTGTTAATTCGTAATAATGTGAAATCATTTATTTTGCTTTTTAATTAAATCCGCTTCGATTTGTTGCTTTTCTTTTTCAAATGTTAAATAGGTTAAACACTGGTTAATCGGTAATCTTGTAACGTTGTCAAATTCTCTAAGGTTTCCTTGAGCAATAGCATAGATTGAACTATACCATCCCCATCGTTTGCCGAAGTTTGCTGTTGTAGAATATTCTGCACCTCCTTGTTGTTCTCCAAATAATGAATCGTACCTTTCAATAATTCGTTGCCTAAATTGTAAAAAAAAACCGTAGCGCCTAAACAAACATCCAAAGGAGCGTGTTTCATTACATCGCTGTAAGTTATTGATCCGTTGTACTCTTCAATTTCATACGTGCCATTTAAACCATTCTTTTTGATTGGTCTATATAATACTGCCATTGCCTTATGATAATCATTCCAATCGACGATATAAGTGTCCAAATCTGTATATTCACCAAAGGATATATCTTCTAAATTAGGTATAAACCCAAACTCAACGCCACCGAGTTTAAACCTTTGTATTAATTTATTTTCTTGTGTAAATATAGCACCAATCTTATTGGTAATATCCTGCACATCTTTGTATTTAATTGTCGCAATATCTTTTAAATCTATTCCGCAGAATATCTGTACCATTTTATGCTGCAGGAATTGTTCGTCTTCATTGTCTTTTGCTATCTTTAAGAACGCTTGGTATTGCGATAATTTAATTTCAGATAGCTTTGTTGGTATTGTAATTTCTAATTTCATTTGTTTATTTTTTATAATAATAACTATTTGTTGAAATTGTATTAAACAAAAAAAAGCAACCGTTTATGATTGCTCTTTATTAAAATATTCATTCGCTATTAAATACATCTTTTGCATCTTTCTAATCTCGCCAATATTCCGGGGTAGATTAATAACTACTTCAACATTTTTAACTTGTCGAATATACCGCTCTATCTGGTCAATCATTTCTCCGTACGTCATTAGTAGATAAAATAGTTTCCTTTGTTTGGATTTTCTAATTGATAGCCTACTGCATAACGTAAAGCGTCTATTAAATGGTTATGATTGTCTATTGGCGTGTTTGATTTCTTTTCTAACCAACTGTAATTGTTTAATTCTTTAATTAAATTAATTGATTCAGGCGATACAATCAAATCATAATCTTGTAATAATGCTATTCCATAAGTTACCGAACCTTGCCCTTTAATTGCAGGAACTATATTTAAACCTAACGATTGTAATTCACTTATTAATCTTGGCTCCGCACTGTCCGCAACTATTAAACTATCTAAACAATGCTGTTTATTTAAACTGTATATTTGCGAAGTTGTTAATGCTGGTAAATAGAAACGTTCATTTATATAAATTCGTTTATTAGAAGTGTCTATATTACATTCTATTAAAGTTGTAGGATCGTTACTAAATCCAAAATCTTGACCGAATACAGATTTAGAAACTTGTTCGTATTTGCCAATGATCCAGTTAGTAAATATAACTCCTTCAGCTTTATCTAACCAACCGCCTAATATTTGGTGTTTGTACTTTTCTGGTCGCCTTAGTTTTATATTTTCAATCTGATTTATAAAACTTTCGGATAGGTTTTCGATATTGTCTTTATACGTTGTATGTATGTAAGTAGTATCGCCTTTGATTAAATTACTCCCAGATTGTATTCCTTTGTCCTCAAAGAATTTCTTATAAATAAAATGCTCTTTTGTTGCTGGGTTTAAAACTAACAAAACTCTATTCTGTATTCCTTTTGTTCTAATACTAAAATCTATCTTTTCAAATATTCCCTCGTCGGTTAGTTCTTCAGCTTCATCAAGTACCCAAGTAGTAACACCAGCTAATGATTTTAAGTTTGCAGTTTGTGTTCCGCTTGATGTTTTAATACCTTTAAATATGATTTTAGAACCTGTTTTTTTATTTATGATTTCGTCTTTCGTTATATAAAATTCGTGGCTTAAATTAGCTGTTTCAATCTTGTCTATAAATTCCGGAATAATAGAAACGTTTGCAGATGTTAAAGTATATCTTGTAAATAATATTACGTGACCAACTTCGTAAGTAAGCAAAAGCAAAAAGGAGTTCAAAGAATATGATTTCCCAGAACCCCTGCCACCAGTTATTACAAAATATCTACTATCACTTCCTAATAGATTATACTTTTCATTCAGATTTATTTCCAATTTTAAATATTTCTTTTATATTAAAGTCATTTACGTTGTGAGTAGCTTCAATAGTTTCTTTTGGTTTGCCA